AGCCAAGAGCGATTGGCGGATGAGACTACCTGCCTCAAAGCCCTGAAACGATTGACGTTCAACGAACGAGCCACGGCCTTGGCACTGTATCACGGCCATTACAAAGCATGGATTGACTATAAGGCGAACTAGATGCCTTGGCGACCACGACAACACGGGAGCACGGTACGCAGGCCGTCAACATGGAAGTCGGACGACAGGTACAGGACAGCACGATGGCAGAAGCGAGCAGCAGCACAGATCGCAGCCGAGCCGACATGCCGCCTTTGCATGGCAGAGGATGGCCGTGTTGTGCCAGCCACCGTTGCCGATCACATCATCCCACACAGGGGAGACGACGAAGCGTTCTGGAATGGAGAACTGCAGAGCCTGTGCGCCAGCCATCACGGACGCAAGAGCGCACGGGAACGGCGATCAGTGAGGTAGTGAACATGCGATTCAATGCGATTGGCACGCGACGAAGCGTAAGGACTTACGAAAAGACATGCAGTAGGTGCATGTTCTGCCAAAATGGCAGTTTGACTAACCCGGAGGGGGGGGTGACATTTTGGCAGGATGGGCAAGCTAGACCGCTCGCGACCATCCGTAAAAAAATGTCCGGGTTATCGCCGCAGGTTGTCTGCCACAAAATGACTAGCAATTAAGGGGATTCAGTGGGAAAACGCGGACCAAAGCCGGAGCCAAAAGCCCTGAAAGTTTTCAAGGGGACGCGATACAAGCGGCCGGACGCCATCGAACCGCCGGCAGCAGCGCTCCCGCCTGCGCCGGAATGGCTCGGGGCCATCGGGGCTTCCAAGTGGCATGAGGTGGGTCCGCACCTTGTGGCGGTCGGTCTGTTCGCGGCGATCGACGGCGGGGCGCTGGCCCAATACTGCGCGGCGTGGGATGAGTTCCACGACGCGGACCAGGCAGTTCGGGACGTTGGCTTGCTCGTCCCGACAAAGGCCGGCGTCATGGCTAACCCGGCCGTGAGGATACGCCAGAACGCCAGAGCAGCGATCCGCCAGTGGGGCGGAGAGTTCGGCCTGTCCCCCGCTGCCCGCGTCTCGCTGCCGTCTGCGGCCCCTGACGACAACAGCATGGAGGAATTCAAGGTCGGATGAGCGACAGCCATAAGCGAGTCACGTTCCCCGGCGGGTACTCCCCCTGGGCCACCAAAGGCGAATGCCGGTTTGACCGCGCCATCGCTGCCAGCGCGCTCAAGTTCTTTCGCCGCTGCCTGAAACACGTCAAGGGTGAGCGGGCTGGCAGGCCGCTAAACCTGATGCGCTGGCAGCGGAACATTATTACCACCTTGTTTGGCTATCGGCGGCCGGACGGGTCGCGGCGCTATCGCACGGCGTACATCGAAATCCCGCGCAAGGCCGGCAAGTCCACCTTGGCCAGCGGCATCGCCCTCTTGCTCCTGTTTTGCGACAGCGAGCCCGGCGCGGAGATTTACTCCTGCGCCTCCGACCGCGAGCAAGCGGCCATCGTGTTTGAGATTGCCCGCGAGAACGTCAAGCGGTCCAAGTGGCTCGATGGCCGGGCGGTCTGCTATCAGCGGTCGATCATTCACCGGGACGCCAAGACGGGCGTATCCCGCGGCAGCTACAAGGTTCTTTCGGCGGAAGCGGCCAGCAAGCACGGCTACAACCCGAGCGGGATCATCTTCGATGAGCTGCACGCGCAGCCGAACGCGGACTTGTGGGAAGTGATGAAGACCGGCACCGGCGCGCGGAAGCAGCCATTGACAGTGGCCATTACGACGGCGGGATTCGACCGGCATTCAGTCTGCTGGCAGGTTCATTTGCAGGCGGCGGCGGTCCGCGACGATACCGCGCCTAATGAATCATTCCTGCCGGTGATCTATGCGGCGGAACCGGAGGACGATTGGAAGTCTGAGGCCACTTGGCACAAGGCGCAGCCGAATCTTGGCGTGAGCGTGCCGGTGAGCTTCTACCGCGATGAGTGCCTGACGGCGATGCAGTCCCCGGCTTTTGAGAACACTTTCCGCCGCCTCTACCTTGACCAGTGGACCGAGCAAGACACCCGCTGGCTGTCCCTCGACCAGTGGCGTCTCGGCGGCGGCGAACTGCCCGACCTGGCCAACGAGCCCTGTTGGGCGGGCCTTGACCTTTCCACAACCACCGACCTAAGCGCCCTGGCCATGGCCTTCCCGCGCGAGGGCGGCGGCTATCGACTGCTGATGCGCTTCTGGGCTCCCGCCGAGAACGCCCGCAAGCGTGAGCGGCGGGATGGCGTTCCGTACCCGCTCTGGGCCAAGCAAGGCTTCCTGACGCTCACCGAAGGCGACGTGGTTGATTACGACGTGATTCGCGCCACCATTAACGAACTCGGCAAGACCTACGACATCCGCGAAATCGCCATCGACCGTTGGAACGCCGCGCAAATTACCACGCAACTGATGGGCGACGGGTTCAATATCTTCCCATTCGGCCAAGGCTATGCGTCCATGTCCCCGGCCGCGAAAGAGTTTGAGAAGCTGGTCATCGGTTGCGAGATCCAGCACGGCGGCAACCCGGTTCTGGAATGGATGGCCGCGAACGTGGCCATCGAGCAGGACGCAGCCGGGAACATCAAGCCGTCCAAGAAGAAATCAACGGAACGCATCGACGGTATTGTTGCGGCGGTCATGGCGGTGGGGCGCGCGGCGGCTGCCGTGAATACGACATCCGTTTATGAAACGCGCGGCCTCATAACCTTCGGCGAACGACAGCCAGAGCCAACGCCCGAACTAATCCCCGTTCCGTCCAAGGATGAGCCCGTGCAATGGGGAGGAGACTGGAAAGACGATGAAACTTAAACGCAAGGCAGCGACCAAGCCGAAGCCCCGCAAGAAGGCCGCGCAGTCCCTATCGCCAGTCACGCAGCCGGCAGATCCAGAGTACAGCCGCAGCGGGTTGATGCTACCAATGCGATCGTCCGGCGTCGTTGTCACCGAAGACAGCGCGATGTCCCAGACGACCGTCTGGGCCTGCATCAAGGTCATTTCCGAAGGGCTGGCCGGTTTGCCGTGGCGCGTCGGGACAATCAAACGCGACAGCACGATAGACATCCTCGAATCGCACCCGCTCGATTGGATTCTGAACTTCGCCGCGAATGACGAGACACAGGCGTTTGCTTTCCGTGAAACCCTCTGGGCCTGGGCACTGGGCTGGGGCAACGGGTACGCGGAAATCGAGCGTGACATGGCTGGCAACCCGGTTGCGCTCTGGCAGCTCCACCCGAGCCGCGTGCGGCCGATGCGCCTGACCTCTGGCGGGCTGATTTACGAAGTGCTGAATGACGATGAGCCGCCCGACTATCTGCGGCCTCGGGATATGTTTCACCTCAAGGGTCCGTCGCCTGACGGTCTTGTCGGCTGGTCCGTCATCCGCATGCACGCCCGCACGATCGGCCTCGCAATTGCGCAAGAGGAGAACGCATCGTCATTCAACGCCAACGATTCGACGCCCGGCGGCATCTTGGAACACCCTGGAAAGCTCAGCGAAACGGCTGCGGCGAACCTCGAAAAGACTTGGAACCGCCGGCATCAGGGGCCGAAGAACCGGCGAACGGTGGCGATCCTTGAGGAAGGCATGAAGTGGAATCAAACCGGCCTCCCGCCTGATGAGGCGAAACTGGTTGAGCAGATGCAACTCACGCCGTCGATGATTTGCCGCATCTTCGGTGTGCCGCCGCACATGGTCGCGGACCTGACGCGGAGCACCAACAACAACATCGAGGAACAGGGGATTGAGTTCGTCCGCAGCGCCCTCCGCCCTTGGGCAGAACGCGGCGAAAGCGAAGCCGATGTCAAGCTGTTCGGCCGGAACAATCAAGCGCGGCTTGTGACAGTCATCGACCTGAGCGAGCGGGAGCGCGGCGATACTGCTTCCCAGACGAACCACGTCGAACGCATGATCTTCACCGGCGTCTATTCGCTTAATGAAGGCCGCCGCTATCTCGGGCTGCAGGGTATCGGACCCGAAGGCGATCAGCGGTTCATCCAATCCGCCATGATCCCCATTGACCAGGCCGGCAAGCAGAATCCGACGCCCGATGCGAACCCGCCGGAGGATTCTACCGACGAACCAGCCGTAGAATCGCCAACGATGGACGAGCCCAGCGAGCGCATGTCCCGCCTGCAAGTCGGCTGCATGGGCGTCCTGACCGACGCTTGCCGGCGAATGCTCAAGCGCGAGAACGATGAAGGGGCCAGGAAACTGACGGGCGATGCCTTTAGTCAGTGGCAATTTAAGCACCGCGAGTATTGCCGCGAGATTCTTCTGCCGGCCGCCCGGCTCTTGTCGGAATGCTTCTCAGCCAACGGCGAGGCGACGGAAGTTGCGGTGTCGCTATTCCTCGATAAGCACTTCAAGGAACCGCCCGGAACGCCGGAGAGCAAGGCGGCGGAACTACGGTCCTACTTACTGGCGGCGGCAGCCGCGAAGGGAGCAGCGTAATGATGGTGCCAGGAGCGTTTGCTGTCACGATAGAGCGGTATGGCGAACCGGCCAATTCCACAAAGATGGCTGGCAATTTCAGGAGAGGCCATAATCTTGCAACGACGTTGCATATCGTCATGAATGACTTCTGCGCCGACAAGGACATGTTTCTTGGGACCGTGGCCGAAATTATTCTTGAGTTTCGCGATGAGTGGGA